CTCATACTTCCACCTAGTCTTAAACCCCTTCCGAAGAGACCATTTCCACTCCTTAAGCGAACGTCTTTCTATCTCTACCCGTTGTGGCCCTAAGGCCACATCGGCTTTACGCCAGCCGCGAAACTCTTCATCCCCTTTGTTTTTTCCTTCCACTACTAGAGTTTCTTGACCTGGCATACAAGACAAATTGACGCCTTTCCACTTCTCACAGTTTAAACGAGCCAACTGCGCAGAAGCCCAGGAGATAAAAGGGTAGAGCGATGAGTCCGGTACAGGTCCTACCACAGAGGGCAGGTCCCTACAAATTCCAAATTTCCTTACCGGTGGAGGATCCTGGAGACAGGCTGTCCGAAACCATTTCTTTTTCACAAGAGTGCGGCGCCAGAAGGACGAAAGACCCGGCACGGCGGATGTTAGACCGCCACGGATCGAAATCTCGTACCTCATTACCACATTCACTATCTTTAACTGGAGTGAATGCTTAAATGAGGCTACACCTTCTAGAACCGCAGGGAGAATGCAACCAGGAGAGTTCTTTTCTGGACGAAGGAACGACAAAACAGGTTTAGCAACGAACCTCCGCAGTCGATAGTCGAAACTACGACTGTTGAGATCGAGGAACCGTGAGTCGATCTTCGTCTTTTTCTCGTTAACGAGCAGACCAATCGCGTTAACCGCAGTGCGCCACCGGGTGTAAAACCGATGAGTACCATTGAAAACGCAATCGTCTCCGTTGAAACGAGCAACTCTCCCTTTCCATTCTCCCTTGTATCTTTCGGGCTGCCCCGAGTTCATACTGTCCGACGCGATGTCGTGGCAGGCCTTATTGAGGATGCAGAGGATGGGGAACGAGAGCAAGTTCCCCATCATGCTACCCTTAAGGATAGGCTTAGACCACTCCACTCCATCGTCATCCTCCTCCAGATAGAACTGTTGACCGTAAGTCCCCAAGATACACTCTTTTTCCCTGCTTCTGAGTTCCGGGCACTCAGCTACCCATCCCGCGACAGCCTTGACGGCGATAATGTTCAGATTGTTAGTTGCAGCTTCGTAATCCGCTGAGATGAACTTCTCGCCTTCTCTCCTATCCTCCGCGACCGCCAGAAAATCCTCCTTCGTCACGTCACCACGGACAAGCCACCCGAAGGAGGCCAAATGAGCGTATAGAGCGTTATGGACCGGGCGAAGTATATCCTTGACTTCAGCGGACTGCATAGTAACAACCCGATACTTTCCCTTTGTCTTAGCCACGCCTACACGAACGGTGTCCCACCTCCCCGAATAGTGAATCGGATCAACAGAAAAGGTACCACCCGCCATGTAGCTGGCCTCAAAACACCCTTGGACGTCCGGCACGTACTCACCGAACTCAGGCTCTTCCTCCTGAGATGATCTCTTCTCTTCCAACTGTTTTCCCCACCCTGCAAGAAGGGATTTAACGTGCTTCTCAAGAACCGGAAGCATCTTCTTGCAACGCTCATTTTCGACAGACGTGTGGCCAACCGCCATGAACGTCTTCCAAGCCTTGACGGCACCCACCATTTCTTTAGGGTCACAAACTACGCAAAGGGCGTCAAAGAGCCTCGAGCACGATTTCACAGTCGACTCGAATCTCAACGCCCTACGCTTACCCAGTTTATGGTTTTTTCTCAAAAAACAAGTGGTACCCCCCCAGGACTCTCTAAGTGCTGAGCAGTTGTCTCCCTCTACAGGGATAACACGATCATCGGGAATTCCAAATTCCTCGACAATGATCTTAACTGCTCGGTTGAGAGCTCTTGACAGAGACGCAGCTGCAGGACAGCGCGCTTTGGCGTCAGGTATTCTGCTGAGCATAACTCCTGGCGTAACCGAATCAAACTAGCGTAAAGAGCTGGCTGATGGGTTGGTCCGTA